TTTCATGCGGGCGCAAAACGACTTTTTACGTCCTGCGTCCGCTTTTGTCTTCGGACTGGGCGCCGGAGCCTTCAAATTAGACCCCGTTGCACGATTATATTTTGCACGGCCTTTCGCGGTCAATCCAGCCCCTCTTGACACGGACTGCTTTTCTCCTCTACCAACTGAGAGGCTGACAGACTTCTTAGCCATTAAGCACCCATCCAAGTGTTGATCATGCCGCTCTCGCGACTCGTGGTAATCGTGCGCGGTCGCTCGCGGTATTCTCGGTGCGCCACTGGATACGCAAACGTGACAGCGATGGCGTCAGCAGCGTCAGGCGATGCAAGGCCACGCGATTTCATGTCTTTCTTCGACTCCAGCAAGATGGAGCCAGAGGAATTAATTTTCTGTTTTGGCCCTGTCAGGTCAGCCTTTAACTGCCTATCATTGGGTAGCGCAGCGTCTTTCAGCCACGACTTCATTTCGCCCCACAACTCTGCACGTTTGTTTTGCCACATAGCCGGGGTCTTGGACTTCCATCCGAAGTTAACGCCACGCACTACCTTATAGCGCTGCTCTTTCAAGCGATCAAGGATGCCGTAGCCTAGTCCGCCTTCGTCGAGGACGACGAGCGTGGGTTGGTACTCTTCAATCGCGTCGATAACTCGGCCAACAATCTCCATCGTGTCTTCTCCTTTGAAGCGCTTGATGGCGATGATGTCTCGACCTTTGCGGACGGCGATAACGGTTGAGTCCGCTCCGCTGCGAGCCGGATCGACTCCAATAACAATAGGCGCCGTCTCATCCTTGTACTTGCTACGCGACATCGCCAAATCCACAAGGCTTGGCGGTATGAATTGATCGTCTCCTTCAGACGGAAATTCACCATAGACTTCCACCTTGGCTTGCGGTGAGTCGATGCCGTATTCGTCGATGATCTGCTGGTAGACGGACTTATCCGTCTCTTCAACGGTGCGAGCGTCAATGTTGCGGGTGTTCCAGAACGCACGCTTAGAGTGGAACGCCTCGAAGAAGTAGCCCTCGTTACGACGGGGGTTGCTAAACGACATCCAAAAACGGTGCGGGGTGTTTTCCGTAAAGAAGCCTGCCGTCACCGACCAGATGGGGTCAGGGATACCAGAGGCTTCGTCGAAGATGACCATAACGCCATCGAAGTTGTGGACACCGGCATAGGAATCGGGGTTCTCTTCGGACCACAAGCGACCCTCAACTGACCAGTAACGAGTACCTTTCTTAAGGTCACGTTCAACCAGTTCGGCGAGCCACTTAGCAGGCATCACGCGGGTAGCGCTAATCTCAAACCAATGCGAGTTGATGAGGAGCGCTGCCCACTTAGTAATTTCTGCCCATGTGATCGAGCGTAACTGCGCTTCCGAGTTAGCCGACACAATGGTCGTCGAACCAATCCTCGTACTTAGCATCCAGAGGATTAGCCACGACACCAGCGCAGACTTACCGATACCGCGACCGGAAGCCGTCGCCATACGCAGGACTTCGTAGGAGGTGGCGGTCTTGTTCTTTGCTACGTGTCCGGCGATATCGCGCAGGATTTCTCGCTGCCACTTACGCGGACCCTTGAAGTGTTCTAAAGGCGTGCCTTTCTGGCCCCAAGGAAAAGCGAGTAGCACGAAAGCCTCTGGGTCGTCCTTAATTACGGGCGACCAGAGTTTGCTCATCAGCAACTCTTCTTCTTCGGGGCTATAGATCGGCTGTTGCATTAGTCACGGAACGCGGCAAGGCGTTCAATTTGCTTTGGATCAATCGCAACAATTTGCGACGGCATGGAATCTGTTGCGGACTCTGGGCGTTGGTAAATAAACCCATCAAACCCGCTTTGCTTGAGCAATTCAACGTCAAAGTCATTAATGACTTCTGGATTCACCAACCTAAACAACTTCCCTTGTTTAGCGGCATTAAGCAGATTTTTTTCTTGCTCTTTCCAAGTGTCTGCATGAGCCATTGTTTTCCCTGCAACAACGTCGTCTGCGCTGTTGGCGGCAACTAATCCCCCTCTGTTCAAAAAGCGGGGGTCTTTCTTAATTTGCTCCAAAACTGCCTGTTCGGAAACAGGGAAAACTGAACGAGGTACAGAACGTGCGCCAATATTAACTTGGAAAACAGGCGCGGGTTTTTCGACTTTAACGTCTGCCTTGATGACATGACGGCCAAAAATCTGTGCCGTTGGATCGTTAATGTCTGGTGAAAAGTAATAACCTTGCGGGCCAGCGAACGAAACACCCGTTTGGTTTTTTTCTTTACGAAACTCGCCTTCAAATGGGGTTGTTGTTCTGTGATATCCAATGATGTCTGATCTTACTGGCGCAGGCGAACCACGCACGCCCATCGGCACGTTACCGCCAATGAGTTCACCAAGGCCAAGCGCACCGGACATGGCTTTCTGGCGAGCAGCACGCAGCATATCCAACACAATACGTGGGTCAGTTCCCATCTGCCGTGCGGCTTCTATAAGCGCTTGGGCAGTGGCTACCGGCTGCGTTACTAACTGCTTAGTGCCTTCTAGTTGGTCGGTCAGTCCGCGCCCCATGCCTATAGAGAGGTTAGTCAGACGATCCTGCATCCCGTAACGAGAAGGCGTCTGCGGCAGCATCCCTGGCTCTAACGGGGCAGGGATATAAGACGCTAAAGAGTTACGTAAAGGGGGAGCGAGACGGTTATTCGGCGGCATGGGCGGGAACCTCCTGCTCGTACTTTATCGCAGCGGGTTGCTCGTGCGCTAATTGATCCGGCGTAGCGTCATATACGCGGCCCGCCAAGACGCGAGATTCTGCCTCTTGCAGCGCGGCGACAATACTAATCTGGGATTTAATGTCCACTTGGACTTGCTGCTTGGCGACCCATCCGTGAAGGTGGGTAAGCAGGGCGAGGGCTGCCTTGCTATCTCCCTCAAGCGCGGCAGAGCGCAATTGAGTCGCCGCCTCAACCTCAGAGTCCGCACGACCTTTACCCTCGGCGACCGCAGCCGCGTTATCTAACTGGCAGAGTCTACGGTACTCGACGGGCAACAACCCTGCCGCAAAGGCCAAGGCGTCACCCTTTAGCCCGAGTTTAGCGGCGTTGTAAATCTTCTCCAAAACCTCCGGCGATGCTTTCAGTTCACGAGGCGCAAAAGGAATGGACTTAAAGGATTCTGTTACGAGGTTCATACCGGAACTCTTTGCCAGAACAGGCGGGAACGTCAGACATCCAACCGTGGTGGGTGGCATGGGCACACCAGACCTTTTCAGCAACCTTAGTCACCTGAGCGGCCCAGAAGCAAGAGCGGCATACCAGAGACTTGGCAGCAAACTCTGCCCACTCCAACTCCGACATACGTATCGACATAAGCGGACTGTAACAGAAGGTTTGGCAAGGAAGGAAGGGGAGTAGCAACGTGCAGGGTGATCCTGCCGGGAGGCCGCGATCTCCAACAACCGTGGAGCCTGTGTGCCGAGGCGGAAGCGTCTAGGGATACGTTTAGTGCCTTAGATGGTGGAATCCTTCCTTCAGTTACCTCTCGGTCGCTACCAGCGCATCTGGTCAGACGTTGCTAATAAAGGATAACGGTAAAAGGTTTATTAGTGCAGAGCGTAATTAAAAAAAATTAAAAAGTTTTTGTGAGGGCATCGTAATCGTGACCGGCCAACGCCATGCCCCACCCCCCCCTGTTGTTTTCCCACAACGGATGGTTGCATGTCTACCACAACCCTAGACGCTAACCATTCTCATTAGCCATAACAGAATCGTTTGCAATACGTAGATGTTGCGTAGATGCAACACGTTGCGTTGGTGCAACATGGCTACGTTGTGGCGTAAATGCAACAGTTACTGTTGCGTGGATGCAACAAGCATAGGTGTCAGTGATCCGTAGTGACTACGGGAGGCTCTGTAGTCATTTCGACTACTAACGCTCAAACCCTATAAAAATAGGCATTTCCAATCAATGTTAGTAAGTCAGTAAGTATTTCTTCCCTATACTTTTACTGTACTAACTTTTTTTGCAACTTCACTTCTCTCCATCTTTTTTACTAACAGTCACTATTTCTCCATGCTTTTCAATAGTTTAGGCGTTAGTAACTTTCACGCTAACT